AAGAGTGCATCGTCTACATCATCAGTAATGCGAAGAATCGCCTTTACTTCTGCCAGAGTTGTGTAGCCATCAGTAATTGCCATGTGTCTAGTTTACCTTTATCAGCCGTGCAAGACAAAGCCCTCATGGAACCTACAACCATGAGGGCCTCGACTTATTTCGTGAGATTAGCTTGCGCCACCAACGAAGTGCTTGATTTCGGTGTTACTGGTCAAGTCGCCGTCAACACGAAGAAGGAATCTCCAAGTGGTTAGGTCGTTCTGGAAAGCGAACTCGGTTGAAGAAGCAACGTCTAGCCCACCTGCAAGGCGAACCTTGTAGCTGTCAATAGAACCTGCGATAACGGACTTTGCGTCAATAGCGGAGTCTGCCATGTGTGGGTTCTCTAGTACGTTGAAGCCAGCAAACGTGTCCTGACCTCCGGGTCCTACCTGAGAGATGTTGTATAGGTAGTTTCCAGCGGTGTCCTTTAGCTTGCGAGCAGCACCGATTGAGCTGGTGTTCATCATCAGCGCGAAGCTTGGCTTGCGCCTCGTAGCTGCATCAACCGAGTACAGAAGGTCAATTAGGTCGTCAGCAGTAAACGCACCAGCTACACCAGTTGCTCCGGTAACTCCTGCACCAGAAGCGGTTACGATACCTCTTGGCTTTGAGGAACCGTCGCCTACGGTTAGTGCTTCGTTGACTGCGTAACCCATTCCGTTACCAGCTTGCTGAGCCAAGTGTGCGCCCAAGTCGAAGCCTGAGTCGGATACTAGTTCGTTTGCGGCTTGGATTATGCCACCATATTTAAACGATTGTAGTGTGATGCTTGAGTAGGTAGGCTCAACATCGTCAAGCTCTGCCCCGGCACCCTTTAGGGTCATTGCGGAATAAGAACTCAAAGTTGGGATTGTCAAATCTTCGCCAGAGGTTGTCTGGATGATTTGTGGAACCTCAAGCATTGGTCCTACTGCGCGAGCAACGTCAAACACTTCGTCGTAGAACGACTTTGGTACTGTGTTTGCAGAAGGCACGAGAACTGCACGTCTTTCAAAGGTGTGTCCACGCTGTTCACCCATCGCAAGTGCGCGAAAGATGTCAGACGAAGAACGTTCCTCAGATACCGAAGGGATAAATCCTTTGGCAGCTACGGATGCTTCTAGGGCGCGTGACTCGCTGCGTGTTGCAGCAGTGATAGTCTCGTCAGCTTTTGAGATGTCAACTTCGATTGCGTTGATTTTTGATAGTTCAGCAGCGTCAAGTCCGCGAGCCTCTGATTCTGCGAAGTCAATAACTTCACGAACCTGTGTAATGAGGTTGTTGCGGAGTTCCTGCTGAGATTTGATAAACTCAGACATTGTGTCTCCTTAGTAATAATTGACAGATGACAGTCGCGTTGACGCTGACCGAATACGGCAGAGCTAACTCACGTCCGATAGTTCAATTTTAGTAGAAGTTTCCACAGGGTAAAGGAAACCCCCAGAGAGAAGGGTAAATCTCTGGGGGGAGCCCGCCTGAATGCGTAGTGAGACTACCGCGTCTCGTCAGCCTTTGTTATGCGGGTTTCTTTTGCTGGCCTGTCGAATTTGGCTGTCTGAACGACTTTGCCTTCACTTTTTACAGCGTCTAGGTCAACTTTTACGGTATCAAGTGCAACTATTGCATCGGCCCACTTGCCTGCAAGGTTAAACACATTACCAGACTCAGGGTTTCCAGCAACCTCTAGGATTGCCTTTTTGATTTCATCTTTGGTTGCCATGTTAGTTCCTGTCCATTAGCTGTAGCTTCTTTTTCTTTAGCTCAAGCATTGCCAAGTCGTGAGCGACTTTTTGCTCTGCTTCTAAGTCTACTTCAGGTTCGACTACTGCTTCAGTCTTGGCTTCGGGTGCAAGAGTTGTTATAACTCTGTTTAGCATCTCTTGCTCGTCGCCAGTGATGTTCAAGCCATCTTCAAGCTTGCCTAGGGCGTCTGCTAAAGCCTCGACGTTTACATCGGCGCGCTCAGCAGCTTTCTGAAACTTACGGACTGACACCGTACCGCCTGTTGCGGTATAGGCAGGCCAAGCTACTACTGAAACTTCGTGAAGCCTGACTGAACGCAAGGTACGCTCTGAGCCATCGTTAGACCATGTATCCCCACCTTGAGGGACACTAAAGCCAAAGCTCATCGCATCTACATCCCCACGCTTTAGCAGCTCTGCTACATCACGTCCGCGAGAAGTATGTGGGAGCATACCTTCTACCTTTAGTCCGCGGTCATCTTCGCTCAGTGTCATTGTGCGTGCGCGAGTAGAACCTAGTATCTCGCCTGAGTCGTGGTTCCACAAGAACTTTATGTCGTTGCGAGCGCTTAGTGAGCGCTTGAAGGCGCCTTTAGCAATTCGCTCAGTAAAAGGTAGTGGCTCAGAAGGGCTGTCAAACAAGGCGGCATACCCAGTGAAGTGCATACCGTCGCTTTCTTCGCGTACTTCAAAGCCAGCGGTATTGACGCGCTGTTCCATCTTAGGAGTCATGTTGCCTTTCAGCTTTTGTACTTCTTTTTTAAGTCTACTTGTACGGGCGTCACAGACTTGACAGTCTCCTGAACAGTCTTGACAGGGGCCACTGGTAGAGGCTTGGTCACTTCCGGCTTCTTTACTTCTGGCTGCTTGTTCGTTGACGGCAACTTCGAGCCGTTTGGTATTAGTGCCATTGGTTTCTCTTTCCTTTATTGTCATTAGAACTACCTTATAAATCTTCCATTTGTAGCTGGACTGAATCCTTGCCAGTGTGTGAGATTGCTGGCAGTCCAAGCTTTGCCATAACATCGGCAGGGTCAAAGCCAATCTGAATAAGCTGCTGCGCCATCTCGACCTTTGAGTTCATGGCGCTTAGGTCTGCTGCGGCTATGTTTACGCTAGCAAGCGGTACACGAACGGTATCGGCTGATTCGTCAGCTATGGGCGTCAGGTCCTCAAAAGACCTAACATCGTTTATCGAGTAGACACCAGCTTGCAATAGCGTGCTGTAAGCCTGCGTCCGAGCGGTCACATCTGCTCTGAGAAGTCCGCCTAGGCTTATCTTTACAAAGGATGCTTCTAGACCTGTCTCCTGAGAAAGCAGTCCAGTAAGTGCGCCCTCTATCTTCTGAGCAATCGGTCTAAGAGTGTGTGTGACAAAGGCTATGTTGTTTTGCTCGACTGAAGCATAGGTGTTTGTTCCCGGTAGACCTAGAAGGTGAGGCGGGATGTTAAAAGCTCTTGCAACGTCCTCCACTGCCATTCTGCGGCTGTCTAGGAACTGAGCTTGGTCGTTAGGCACGTTAGTTGCTTTGTACTGAGCGCCGCCTGTAACGATTGCAGTCTTGTGAGCTTTTGACCATCCTCTGTGGCGAGAGTCAAAAGCATTTTGCATATCCTTTGCCTGCTCAGCAGTTAGACTGCCCGGCACTTCTAAGATACCTGAAGTCTGTGTACCTGAACCAAAGAACTTGGCTGCATAGTTCTCAAGAGCCTTAGCAAGTCCTAGGTTTTCTTTGAGGGCGTCTACGCGAGAGATACCTCTCATGCTGCCCGGTCTTACTACATCAGGAATAAAGAGTAAATCTTCCGAGCTAAGCATCTGGCTTTCGCCTTTTACTTCAAACATGACTCGGCCTAAGCCGTTGCGTCTAATCTCTACATCTATCGGATTTAGTATTACTAGGTTTACTACTTGCCCACTGTCGTTGCGATAAATGCGAATAAAGGTGTTGCCGTCTAAGAGCAGCGAAACGATAGCAGAGCCGTAGAAGGCTTCGCGGGTTGTGTCTACGTCTGGCTTGTTGACCCACGTTGGCTTTGGTCTAAGAGGGTACCTAGCGCCATCCCGACGTATGTATGCGTCCACTGGCAAAGTTGCCAAGGTGTCAGAGATGAGAGAAACAGCGGAAAAGACTGCGTTGACAGTCATTGCGGTTTCAGAGTTTATTGCGGTTCCAGATAGGGACTGTCCAGTTTCGTAGTCACCTGAACCCCAGATAGTTTGAAAGTTTACTTCTCGCTTTTCAAAGAAGTTTCCTAGCATTACTTACGCTCCATAGCGATTCCGAAAAGGAGTGCGGCAGCACCAGCGAGCATCAAGCCAGCGGGTAGCCAAACGATTGCGGCACCGACTGAAATCAAAGCCGCGCCTAAAACCTGCAAAATTATTACTAACATAACCGCCTATACAAATACTTGAGGCACTATTTCTTCCATTCTACCTGCGGTAGCCCTATCGTAAGCAATCACGGCAGCTACGGCAGCGTCAATGCGCCTGTTGGACTTTCTATTTTCTTTTACTATTCGGGGACCTATGCTGTCTATCTTCAAGACAGCGTTATCTAGGTGTCTAGCGACCAAGGGGTCACCAGAGTGTGTCAGCTTGTTATCCATAACCGCATCAAAGAAAGTTGCGGAAGCTTTTACCATTCGGGCGGCAGAAGTAGATGGGAACTCTACAATCGGTAGTCCCATTTCCTCAAGGATTGCCATAGAGCGCTGCCAGCGATAAGGGTCACACGCAACCTCTCGGATTTTAGGGTGCGAGGCGCAGAAAGCGATGATTGTATCTTCTACCTCTGTGATGTTGACTCGCCAGTTGTTGTCGTCGGTAGGCTGCTTCTCCCACGCCTTGATTAGAAACAGGTGAGGTGGGTTATCGCCCTTTTCTACAGTGCAACCGACAAGCACAGTTGTGTCACCACTGAACGAGCCGTCAAAGCCGATAATAAGTTCGTCGTCAGGTGTTATTTCTCGCTCGCCTTCTAGGGCGTCCCATGAGCCAGCCGGAAGCCAAGTCAAGTTGCTTGACACCCACTGGTTGCAACGCTTGGTACGGAACTCCGCCTCTGGCGTTCTCAAGACTGTGCTTTTAAAGTCCTCAATGCTGTTGATATCTCCGTAGCCGGGGTTGGCATCTTCCCATGTCTTAGGGTCTTTATAGTCCGCGTCTGCTTCTGCTTCCCACCACGCCATAAAGAAACGAGGGTCCTCTATCTCACCTCGCGATACTTTCTGACCATACTGATAGAGGCTGTAGGCAATTGAGTCCTGACCTGATTTGTCTGACTTCTGACCAGCGGTTGTGATACAGAACATCGTTGCCATGTTGCCGCGTGCGCCCTGAGCAAGTTGCATTACGTCAAACAGCTCGCGAGTCGGCTGAGCGTGAAGCTCGTCAAAGATGACCATTGTGGGAGACAGCCCCTCTTTAGTGAAGGCTTCGGCAGATAGAACTCGGTAGACCGAACCAGTAGAAGGTATCTCTATCGCGTCTCTGTAAATCTTTGCCATCTCAGCAAGCTCAGGTTCGTACTCTAGCATTTTCTTGGCTTCACCAAACACGATGCGGGCTTGGTCCTTGTCCGCAGCGCAAGAGTAAACCTCGCCCCCCCGGGGTCCTGTAAGTAATGACCAGAGTGCTAGTCCTGACGCGAGCGCCGACTTGCCATTCTTTCTAGGCTGACCGACAAGTGAGACTGAGTGCCTAAAGCCATCGCCATGAGAAGCAAAGGCATTGTCTAGCAAGTTCATCTGCCAAGGTCTAAGGCGCATTGCCGAACCTGCCTTACCTCCGACTGAATCTTTTGTAACTACAGCAAAGGTGTTTATAAAGTCAGACGCCTTCATGCCGTGCGAGCTTGCAAGAGCTTCGTCAGGTACAGGCGTTATCCATCTAGGTGGCCAGTTGGTCATTGGCACTCCACTTATGTTGCAGTTCCTCTAGCTTAGAACGAGCCTTTACCTCGGCGTATCCAAGCTTGGTGCGGTCTGCTGGCGTGAGTCCGAGCTTGCCCATGTTGTTACTAATCATTACCTCTAAGTCGTGTAGCTGCCTGAACACTCGCCAGTTCTCAGGGTCAGCGTTGGCAACCTGCATAAGCATCTGCCTGCGGTCATGCTGCTCGCAAACCATCTGCAAGAAGTGAGTGTCTGTGCGGCTGCTAATCCACAGTTCGCCCTTGTCAAAGATGGAATCCCATAGCGTCAGCCCTGCTTCGCCTAGGTCGCGTAGTGGTGGCACATACCCTCCCGGTACAGAGATGGTTGCTAGGGCATCAGGAAGCTTGCGCTGTCCGGGGTTTCCTAGCAGTCTCTTTTGCTCGATTGGTTTCGGTGGTCTACCCATGCAAATCAGGCTACCATAAAACTTTAGTTTCGCAGGAATATACGCGACAGCAGCGCCGGGGTGCCTGAAGCTCCGGCAGGTCAAGGCTGGACCCACTCCGGGGGAGTGCCGTGGGGGGTGCTAGGTTGCCGACTGTGGGCAGTTTGCCCCGGTCCTAGGTATGATAACCCCGGGCGCGGTGCTATCGCCTTAGAATGCCGCTCAGAGCCTTAGGGCGTGCCGGGCTACGCCTTGGCAGATAACGTGGCCGGGCTGCCGGGTTGCCGGGGTCGCTTGCCGGGTTGCTTCAGTCGGTGCCGGGGCAGGTCGCGGCCCGGCAAGCTGCCGGAGTCCGTTCACCGGGCAGACAAAAGCCCGCCAAGCCGTTAGGCGTAGCGGGCATTGTCAGAGGTTAAAGCTAAACCCGCCGGGCCGTTAGGCCAAGCGGGTTAGCGGGGGGCGGTCTTGTTTACTGCAGTGCGTGGCTGCCGCAACAAGGGCAACCGTCTTTTAAGCTCCAAGCGTGGCCAAACTCTGGCCCGTTCGCGTCCGGTATCTTGTTATCGGTAGCGCCGCAACCCTCGCCGCATTCGCTCCCGTGTTCGCTAGTATCGGGGCGGTCTTGCTCATAATCGGTGTATGCGTCGCAATCGCCACACGTTACCGTCAGGCGGTCATAATCGTATAGGTCGGTCCAATCATCTAGGGCGAACACTTTGGGGGCCGTGTAGCCCCCTCTAACGTCCGCGCCGCCGTGTACTTGCAGTAACACCCAATCAGACCCGCCAAGCGTAAACGTTACGAATTGTAAAGTTTGGCTTAGATTACATTCGCAGTTATAGGTGTTGACTATCCCGTTGGCCTCGGCGCCTATCGCGGCCGGCCAATCGTTCATACCGTCCCACTCTGTTAGGTCGGGGTCAGACTTTACCCACCTATCAAAAGCGGCGGTCATAGCCTGGCTAAACTCCACCCGGTCATTCAAAAAATGGTAAGTGTCTAGGACCGCATAATCATCTTCAATGTAGACACGGGGCGCGGCTAGAAACTCCCGCGCCGTCTTGCCGGCGTTGCGTTCGTGGTGCCTCCCATAAGCGCCGCCGCTATCTAAGAAGTGTCGTCCGGTGTTCTCGGTAAACATTCCCGCCAAGACCTCGGCGGTGTTAGTTGTGGTTTCAATTGTCATAATTTTGTCCCTTATCTGTCGGTTAGTGCGTTCTTAGTCTGGCGTGATGCCCGGTTGCCGCTGCAAACTCTGCCGGGTTATCGTATCTAACGCGTATCCCGGGGCCTTGTAGCCCGTCCCGGGTAATCGCTTGGTGGTGGCTTGTTGTCTTGCTATAAAGCGCGTCATTGTAGAAGATAGCGCCGTCCGGCAGAACAACGGCTAGGGCGTTGGTATAGCTCGTAACAACGTAATTTAGGCCGCGATAAGTGGCGGCTAAGGCGCCGTTAGTTGTAAAAGCTAGGCGCTGCCTTATCCAATTAGGCGCTTCATCGGTGGTTACTCTTGGCATTAGTTGCCCCCTTTATTAGGCGTTTTTGTTTGTCGGTATTGTCTGGCGTATTTTGCAAAAGCGCGGCGTGCTTCAGCTAGATAAGTAAACGTTAGCCAAAAGTGTTCGCCTTGGGTGTCGTATCCCCTTACGTGATAGCAGCCTTCTTTTGAGAGAATTCCATAGCTGCCGCGCTCATTGCTCCAGTCGCCAAAACGTTCGTCATAGCCGCACGCGAACCCTTTGGCCGTAACGTGCCAATAGTTGAGCTTTTTACGGGTTAGTTCGTTTTTCATTAGTTGCCCCTTAATAAAAACTTGTTTAGCTCGTTTCGCTCAATAGCTAGAAACGCCCGGCGCGTTTCAATTAGCCGGTGCAGGTTGCCTATGTCGTACTTACCAAAGTAAGTTGTCCCGTCGTCTCGGACTTTTTCACACCGCTCTATTTGGTCGTCCAAGTACTTCAAGAATTCGTTATTCATTAGTTACTCCTTGTCATTGTCATCAGATACAACACCGCGGCAGATAGCGCGGCGATTAGTCCTAGCCCGGGGTTTAGAAACGCTAAGCCATAGCCGATAAGGGCTAAGCCGATAGCTGCCCGGCGAGTGCCTTGGGCGCTCAATTGTAAGTTTCCATAATCGTTAGGACTATGCCGGGGTTCTCTTGCAGAATGCGCGTAATTAGATAAGCCAAGTATGCAACCCCTAAAAAGCAAGCGGCTGCAACCGTACCGCTTGCACTAACGCTTTTTGTCTTTACTGTCTTTGTCATTGTGTCCCCTTGTCGTTGCCCGGGTGTCTCCCGGTGCTAAAAACAAAGTTAGGGCTTTTTGCGTGCTTAAGGCGCAAGTGTTGCAAGTCGTTACCAAATCGTTATAAAGCCGTGCCTTTATTGGGACCGCGTTTCATAATGCCGCGAGTGCCTGCCGGGTGTGCCTTAACGCTGCAAACCCCCGCCTTTTTGGGACGGGGGTTCACAATAGAACAAGTGTTCGGGTCGCGCGCTCGCGTGTGTGCGCGTAGGCCCGTATGCCGCGCGCCTAATAAGTTTCTGACCGAATTTGAACTTTTTTCCGGTGAGAATTTATTTTGCGTATCGCTTTACGTTTTCGTCATCTTTCTTCCAATGACGCCCATCCGCGTCATAGCCGCAATCTAATCCACACATCCATTCCTTGTAGAAAGATAGCCGTACCGCGTCTACATCTTTGTAATCTTGAAACGCCTGCAACCAAGCGTCTACTAGGTTATCCGCGTTGTAAAACGTTGTAACGCCGCTCTTTGTTGTTACCGTGTATGTCTCTTGCTCAATCATCATTATTTGGCCTCCCGAATAGCTTTATGTCATTTATTAGTTTCTGGTAAGCGTCTATAAGCCCGCTAGGTGTGCCTGCAAAAGCGTGTACACCTTGGTCAAACAAATCGTAGCGCCCGTCAGTGTACTCACAGAACACCATTTCTGGTCCGACGTGACAATAAATACCGTCTTTGGTGCAGCCAAACATAGGGTCAGTGCCGAACTTTTCGTAGGCGTTTGCGTAGTGCCAGAACTCTTCCTCGCTGCCGCCCGGTCCAAAATCCTTTGCAGATAGTTGAGAGTAAGTAATGGCTATGTTTATCCACTTACGCCAATCGGTGCCAAGCGAGATAAACCAATCGTTAGAAACGTGCGACACCGCGATTACCTTGCCGCCCCCCCCTTTCTTTGTTTCCCAAACTCTCACGCTTAGGTCATCTTCACCCTCGCGCCAAGCTAGTTTGCCGTCTGGCTCCACCTGCCAATCAACAAGTGTCGCGTCTATTAGCTGTGCTTTATTCATTAGTCTTTCTTCCCTCCAAGTGAGCCAAGTGTTATTGCGCCGATAAACCAAGTAAACACTCCGGCTGCAAACACCGCGCCTACAACTGGTTTGTGCCACGGTTGTTCCATAAGTTCCGCGTAGAGTTCCGGCGGGTCATCGTAGGTCAAGCGTCTGACCTTGGCGTAGGTTGCATAGGTGTCGTACCTGTAAACGCGTTCACGCTCTCCCCAATAGTGTTTCCGCATAGTCTGTTGTTCTTGCTTAGAGTAAGGGCGTAGTTGTTCGCTTACATACGCGGCGTAGGTTAGTTTTGCCATTATGCTTTCTCCATTTCTTTGGCGGCGGCTATTGCCTCGCTTAGGGTTTCGTAGCTATTCCGGCAAAACTCGTACGACTCTACCCCCATTTCTTCTATTTCAAAATACGGGCGTGAGTCTTCAAAGTTTGTCTGGTTTCCATAGGCCACGGCTAATTGTTGGTCAGTTTTTATTCCTGCCTCCAACAAATCGGGCGTGTCTTCAATAAGCTGCCCTTGGCCAAAAGAACCAGGTACTACTAATTCAATCTGCCCAAATCGGACCACGCTAAACCTAGGGCCGTGCCAGACATACTCGCCGCCGTCGCAATTTACGTAGAATTCCGGGCTTTCTAGTTGCTTTCTCATTTGTTATTCCTTTCTTGGCAATCGTTACAACGGTAAACACCGTCATCTTCGTGCATTTCTTCGTAGTGTCCTATGTAGTCGCAAGAGCCGCATTCCGCATCTTCGTCAGTCATCAGTGGATAGCCAAGTAGCTCACAGATACCCTCTCCGATTTCTGGCGCGTCCCATAGCTCAGAAGCGACTTGTACAAGTGCTTCGTAAGGTGTGTACATAATCATTCTGTTTTTGTAAACGGTTTTTACGGGTTTTTTGTTAGGTATTAAGTTCACGGTCAAAGTAAACCCGTCACTCGCGTGAAAATCAAAGTCAAAGTCATAAGGCTTGCCTTGTACCTCTATTATCTTGCTCATTAGTTTTCCTTTCGGTTGTAGGTTTGGTTGCCCTCGCATACTTGGCAAAATGGCGTGCAATCGTAGGCGCCATTATGGTTTGGGCAATCCTTAGTCATTTAGGTCCTCTATCTTTTCTGCAATTACCTCTAGCCAGAGTCCGTGTATTTGTACCGCGTCATCTATCTGAGTTATGAGCATTGACTTGACTGTCGCCAACTGTTCGGCGTCACTTAGGTCCGCGTTCTGACTGTAAAAGTCATCATTGTCTTGAGTGTAAAATTCAACCTCTAGGTTTAGTGTCACTTTTTTATTCATCAGTTAGCCCCTTGTCGTTTGGTTGTATTTTGCAAACATTGTTAGTTGTTCTTCCGTGTGTTGCTCATCTTCGTTGTTTATCCAACCACATTGTTCGCACTCTATTTGTGTGCCATTTAGAACTGGTGCAGAGAATTCAAACGGCCCATCTTCGTCGTAACAAACCTCGCAACGGTATTGCAATGGTGAGCAAGCGGTGCAGTTATAAGCGCCGCAACCATAACTTGACGCTTTGGTTTCTATTTCTGCTATCTGTTCTGCTGTCAACATCTTTTCCCTTTCTGTCGGTGTTAGAGCCAAGCATTACACCAAGTACGGGTATGTCAAGACACCGTTACCAAATCGTTATAAACGGGTCTTTTACTTTTTTTGGGGGGTATTTTGCCCCTACAGATTATTTCTGACTGAATTCCAGCTTTTTCTATCTGACTGAATTCTAGGTAAGTGGTTTGTCTCCACGCGAGGCGTTGCAAGACCTGTGAGCTGCTGCAAGTGCTGAAGCCGGATTACCGGGTTCTAAGTGGTCTGCTTGCCAAGGGTCAGTTAGGCGAGCGCCGTCACCACAGATGTGGCACTGAATTGCAGTAGCGCGAACGATAGCGGCCTGCTTGCGGTACTCAGAGTTGTAAAGGACTTTCTTTTTGCCTGCTCGCTTTATGTCGCGTAGCTGCTGTAAGCGGCGCTCATGGTCGTCACAGCGGCTCCCGTAGGATAACTGACCGCAGTCTAAGCAAGGTTTCTTAAATGCCATTATGACTGAATCCTAACAGGGTATGAGAAAAGGGGCCTAGAGGGACTGATGAAAGTACGCTAGACCCCTACTCAGGGAGACGGAACCGACAAAGGACAAACCAAGAAAGAAACACATACGACACACGAACCAAAAGGCTTTTCCGTCTGCCTATATTATGGTCTGTGACTGAATGTTTGTCAAGTTAGAACTGTAAGTTTATTTATTTGTTTCTGACTGCGGTTTGTCGTTGACATAGAACCCTGAGCCGTTGAACTTTAGCAAGCTGCTCTGAGGTCTACGGACCATGCCCCCCCTACAGTTGTCACAGGTTATTTTTGGGTCGTTGTGTATTGAGTGGGTGACTTTGTAAGACTGACCGCAACCGCACTCGTAGAGGTAGCTTGGCACTATGCGTCGCCTAGCTCTTGCAGCTTTATAAAAGCCTGCCTTGCAGCGTAGTCGCGTGAGCCGCCTGCCCATCTGCCAGCATTGAAGTACATCTTTTTTTGTTCTTCGCTTGGCTGATAGACCATCTCATAGATAGTGTCAGGGGCTTCGCTGAGTAAAGCTTTTTCTCTCATTCCCTTTGCAAGCATCTCCCAGTCGGTCATTGCTTTGTGACCGTTCCGCTAAAGGGTGTGTGCTTGTCAAGCTCCATTGTGAGTATGCCAGTGCTGCTGTCCTGACCTGACTTGCGCCGATACCAGTCGCTACCGTTGTCGCTGGTCGGACACTGCACCCAAAACTTTGAGCCATTGCCGTCGTGACGCTGACCTAGTTCTTCGATAGCAAGGTGGTGAAAGTGCGCTGAGATTAGCACGTCACAGGCTGATGCCCACTGATTACCGAATGATGCGTCACTCCACCACTTCTTTACGCCTGCCGGACGTGCTGCCTGATGCCCGTGGACCGCGCCGATAGTGTTTACGCCGTACTGGAACGCAAAGCCTTCTTCATCTGGTTGTGGTATCAGATAGTCAACATTCATACCAATCTCGGTTGTCAGGCGTCTGAGCTGCTGCAAGATGACTATACCCCAGTCATCTAGTCCCGGCTTGCCGACTGCTTGACCCATAAAGCGGTTCTGACAGTGGTTCGAGGCTATGGAGCCGTAGGTAACTGGTGCGTACTTGGCTGCCAGCTTGATTAGCTCAAACATCAGCGACGCTGCTAAATCTGTCTGCTGCATAGGACTAAGGGTGTTTGACTGAACTTGCTCGAACTTAGCCTTTGAGTTAAAGCTCTCAATAATGTCGCCCATGTCGAGAATGTAGATGCGCTCGTAGCCTTGCTTCATTTGAGTTTCAATCTTGCCAAAGCTTTCAAAGACTCTTGCAATTAGTTCTTCGTGACCACCTCGGCTTGCACCCTTGCCGACCTGAAAGTCAGCAGGGCAGATAATGAGAGCCTTTTCGCTTACCTTTGCTTTTCTGCGAGTTACTGCCGATTTGGTCCTTTTTGCGACTGAAAACAGGGCAGGTAGGTCTAAATCTGCAACTTTCTTCCGAAAAGTGAAGCGGTAGGAAGTTAGGTATTCGCCGCCTTCTCGCTGTTGCCACTGCGAAGTCCTAGGGGTGCCGATAATCTCGTATTCCTCGGGAGGATAGCCACGCTCTAACAGGAAGTCGTCAAAATTAGGCTGCTCTGCCAGACCTTCTGTTGTTGCAGTGCCTTCGTTGCCCTCGTACTGAACGCCGGGTCGAAAGTCTTTTGGCACCTTCATTGTCGGTGCAGGTTCTAAGTTCTCTAGCATTATTACAGCCTATCCTCTGTAGCAAGCGCAAGCTCGCCTTCGATGTTTGGTTATAGTAACGTCGGCAAGGCTAAGCCCTTTTAGGCGAAGCTGTGTTGAGAGTGTGCTAGCAGGCCAGTTCTGAGTGTCGGCTAATGCAACAGCTAGGATGTCTTTGTCTCCGGGTTCCAGTTCAGATAGTGTCATTTCTATCTTGCAATACACCGCCTTACTTTGCGGTCTTTCTAGTCCTTCAAGCATCTTTGCCTTTCAGTCGTTTGATTTCATCGTTTAGATAAAACTGAGCTTTCTCTAGGTCTTGCACGTTGTTCTCTTTTAGGTCTGCCCGCCAAACGTACTTGATGACATTCCCTAGGTTGTAGGACATCCACCTAGTAATCTCTATGGCTTCTACGCCGCTCGGATGGCTTGTGTAGTGGCTTGGGTTGTTCACTAGGTCGTTCATTAGATTGTGAAGTCGTTCTCTGTTGACAACAGCGCGTCTACTAGCTTTATAAGAGTTACATCGTTTGCAGCGCCTAGTTGCGCCTTAGAAGCTATAAACGCTGCCAGCGGTACCCTTATGGATTCGAAGTCCTCTGACCAAACTAAGTCGTGCGTTAGTAGCCCGGCTGCCTGCTCAAAGTCCAACTGAATTTTGTGCTTTAGGTTTCTAATCATTGTTCGTTTGCCTGCTTTCTTAGTGACAGAAGCACTATCTGGGCTGCTACTTCTTCGCTAAACCCTTGTGCTACTAGCGAGTTCTTTAGTCCAGCCAGAGCTTCTGCAAAGCGGCTTATCTGGTCAATCATTTCTGGGGTACTGAGGTTTTGTTTCTTTTTCATTTTTCTTCCTCATCGTTGATGTATTGAATTAGGTCAGATAGGTACACTATTTCGCGTGACTCGCCTTTGCCTGACTCTTGCGTCTCTGCTAAGAATGTGGCTAACCGAATTGCCCTGCTGCGCTCAGACATTTTTCCTGAGTTGTATGCGTAATGACTACTTGTAGCGATTAGTTCGTTGATGCTCATTTTGTCCCTTTCCTGTAGGTGTAAAAGGTAGCTTGGCGAGGGTGAAAAAGGTAGTGCTTACAATCGTTTAGCCCTCTAAACAATCGCAAGGGGTTTGATAACACTTGTAACCAATCGGTTACTATGGCCTTTGTGTCGTAAAAGTTACATTCCACTATTGTGGACGCTTGTCCATTTTTATGGATGCTGGCTTTTATGTTTTTGTGGATTGTCAGGAAACTACCGCTTTCGGTATAGTTCTGACATAAGTGGTAATTAGGTGCAAAGTATGCACTAACTTCCCTGCCAATCTTTGACCGTGTTTGCCTAGTCAAAAGCTTTGACCCTTTTTTCTTAGTCATCTTTTTACAACCTTGTCAATGATGTCCCAAAAGACAACTTCCCATTCATCTGTTTCAAACCAACCAGCCCGGTACAGATTGCCATAATAGTCATTGTTTTCAATAGCATCGTCTAAAGTTTCGCCAAAGCCAAGTGACCAGCCATTGTGACGCCCTCGAAAGTAGAAGTGTGTGCCTTCATCGGTGTGACCTTCAATTTGATTCGGGCATTTACCATAGTTATGTGTAATTATGTAAGTCATTTTGTTGCTTTCGTCAGTCATCTTGTGCCTCCGTTTTAATTGGAAACAGTTGATGGCAAAGTTCGTGGTGGAATTGAGAGGTGTCTGGAAGCAATTCCCAGTCTGGGTGACCAGTAAGCACTAAGTGCTTGTGGCAATTGTTGTGGTTTTGGTCGGCAACAATAAGCAAGTACCTGTGACCCCAATGGGTTGTGGCCCCAGCAATTTTTTTGCCAGTAATTTTTTCTAGCCGCCTTACGCTTTTGGGGCTTAGGACTTCTTTGCTACTCATCTTCTGCTTTCCTCAGATCTTGTCCCTCTTTAATAGCTGCTTCTATTTCCTCAGCAAGAAATGGGTAACTTAGTGTCTGCAAAATATCTCTGGTTGCAGCTAGGTCTTTCATTACCTTTATGATGCGCTCACGCTCTAGCTCGACCCCAGCTTCGTAGCCTAGTGTCCAGTAAAGCTTGTTGCTTATCTCATCATCCATTTTGTTCTTCCGTTTGGATTAGGGTCATTAGTTCCGCTTCGCTGATTTTGTGAGTTCTGTTTGATGCACCGTCAAATAGGCGAAAGTAACCATAAATTGACTTGTGGATTCGGTTGCGTTCTACCTCAACCCCGGCCTCACGGCCTTTTGTCCAATAAAGCTTGTCGCTTATGTCTTTCATTTCAATCACGCTTTAGCCTCATCACTTGCTAAAAAGTTAGCTAAGCTTCGTATCTTCTCGACACGGAAGCCCGACCAAGTTTTGCGGTCAGTAACAACTATCGGTGCAGTCGTGTGACCGATGAGCTTGAATCGCTCTAGCGCCTCCGGGTGCTGCGTTAGGTCTACTTTGTCATAGATAATGCCTAGCTTGTCCATAAGCCTTGTAGTGGCTGCACACTGGACGCACGATGGCGTTGTAAACACTTGCACTGGGATTCTCATACTGACGCTCTTGTCTGGCTTGCTATCTCTGGCTTTATGCGCTCTACTGCCACTATTGCGTGGTTGTAGCCGCGTTCTTCTGTCTTAGTAAGAGTCAAGCGGCGCTTTAGACCAACTTCAAAGCTCAGCTTTCTAGTTGCATACTCTGCGCCAATCCTGATGCCGTCCTTGTATGCACTATCCATTTGCTTGCCGAACAGCAAGTCTGCAACCTCGTACTTAAAGTCTGACCAGTTTCTAATCATCATTGGTCCAATCCTCTCCGTTGAGCTGAGATATCAGCTTCAGCAGTATTACTGCGGTAGTTTTATTGTTTGCGTTCCATTCACTGTCAGCGCGTTGCTGAATTTCTTCTATGACTGAATTCCAGCCAAGGTCGTAACCGGACTGAAAAAGCACATCTAGGTTTGCGTCAATTTGTTGCTTGAGGTCGTGTACTTTCATTTCTATTCCCTTCTTCTAATAAAAGACTAGGGCTTCAAAAGAGTAACTGCAAGCTTATAAAGGCGTATGTTACCGAACCGTTATAAAGCGCTAATCGTAATGTCAGCGCCGGGTAGTCGGTCATCCGCGTAATACTTGCGGGCTATTAGCACGACAACAAGAGCGTCGTCGCCCCAGATAAGTCCGTCACCGACCTTGCCATTAAGTCCTTGAGAAATACCATCCAGAGTGGACCTGCAAATTTTATCCAAATCTGGGGCGACTATTGGGTAGGCTCTTTTTGTCATTTTGACTGAATGTGGGCGGCTAAGGTAAAAGTCTATTTCTACGCTTACTGGCCCTAACAGGAATATGTGGTCATCTGTTATCGAATCGTGACAAGCCTGAGCTATGGCCTTGCGCCAAGGTTTTAGAGTCTTAACTGACTGTTCTACTAATCTGCCGTGGTAAATGTTCTTAGAGCCCTGTGGTGCCGGATTGCCGAATACCTCAATCTTGATTGACATACCAATCCCTGTAGACAGCGATGAGATGTAGGGCTGCCCACACAAAGGCGATGGTGCCAGTGATAGGTTCTGCCTGTGTGCCAAGTAACACAAGCAGCATTGCAGTGAACAGCCCCACAAACTTAACCATCAGAACGGAGCGTCCGAGCCAGCCTTGATGAGGGGGTTGTTTATGTGAATAGCAGCAGTGCGCTCTAGGTTGCCAGTGCGCTTGCTTGTGAATTCCTCGACGCGAGATGACAGGTCGCCAACAATCTCGACAACATCACCTTCACTGAATTTCTCGTCTGTCCATACTTTGTAATACTCGTCGCGCATCTCGCCTAGAACCATAACCTGAGCCTTTGCGGTAAAGCCCTTTGAGTTTAGGAAAGCTACTGTTGCGTCTGTAATCTTGATTTGTGCCATGTTCTTACCCTTCTATGTGTGCCGTCTGCACACAATCGTTGTTACCACAAGTCCTGATGCCGTGGTGTACAGGGTGTCCCTCGTCGTCAATCGGTGTAACTAAATCTACTCCGAAGTTACCGTGCCAAGGCAAGCAAGCCTTATCTTCTGTTCTTATTGTTGTTGCTTTTGTTACTCTACAACTCTGACAAAGCATCCGCAACTTTCTTCTTTTGCGATTTACCTCAAAGGTATAACCGCAGCGATGACAGTCAACGAATTCAAACACACTTCAACTATAGATGTTTTCTTTCGCCCATGTGTGAAGTTGTGCCTGCGATTTGAACATGAAGTCCGTAAAGTCATTGTCTTTGCTCACTGATTCAAACATCCGCCACTTGTCTGCTTTCTTCGCTAAGGCTCTGCAACAGTCTGTACACGACATTACTTTTATTTGGTGAATACAGATTGGCTCAGGTGCGACATTAGCAGGGGCTGGCTCATCGTTGACATTCTTAGTTGCGCGATGCCTAGCTTCCTTAGCCCAAGAGACAATGTGACGAGGCTCTAGGTAGTTGATAGTTGCATCTTGCCTTGCGAGTATCAGCGCAGCCTTAGCGGTTTCAAATTCTAGGTGTCCAATAACTGATTGCCAAGCAGAGGCCATAGTTTCATCTAACCTTCTGTTGTCAAGGACTGCTATTTCTTTTAGCAGCATCTTTGTCTCATTAAGATTCATTGCCCCACTCCTTCATGATTCGTTGTTGTTCCATTTTTTGATGTTCTCTGTCGTTACGAGTTCTGGCAAAACGCTTAGCTCTCTCTTGCTCCGTGTTCATCCACTTCTGAAACGCAAGGTCCCAGTTCTTCATCGGCTTTCCGTTAGACCTCCAATGAAGGCAGAAGTTTTCTGTTTGTAGCCGAGTATCTACGTCCGGCCATTTAGTCACAAACATAGCCATCAACTTGTCATTGGGTTCCCATTCATCCGGCAACCTTGTTGCCCTGACGGTTCTAGTAATGGTTCTTTGATGGTTATCTAATGGTTCGGGTGGTCTGGACACCACCCCCCCCGTGGTCTGTACACCACCCCCCTGTGTCGCAGATGCCATCCCCCCCTGTAGTATTTGTAGACGGGTGGTCTCCACACCACCCCCCTTCTTTTTGCGGTGCTGAGAGCTTCTATCGCAATCGTCAGGACAGGTAAGTGTAATCCTGTATCTGTTGGTAATACCCTCTCTGCGTTCTTCAGTCAGTTCGCCTAGCTCCATCAAAGCGTCTATTGAGCGCTGGACTGTTCTCCTGTTTATGCCGCCTGCAAGCCTGCCAATAGTTTCGATAGCTGGCCACGCTCCTTCTTCGCCCTCGAAGTTGGCAATCGCAATTAGCACCAGTCGGTTAGAGTATGTTGACTTTGAGTGGTAAAGCGACAGTGCCAAGGCTGAAATGCTCATCAGGTTCCTTTCTTAGATTAGGTAGCTAGGAGGCTCAGTTTCGTGCTTGCCGCCTTGCTTGTCAAGTGAGTACCAGATACGACGTGTGTAGTCAAGTATCGGATGGCCGGGTGCAGAGAACTTAGAGGCTTTGTGTCCGAAGTCCCTTGCCTCAGCAGCCACGTTAGCGTCGCTTTCCATGCGCCCGTTGTACTCAGAGCAGATGAGAATGACGTTCTGTAGGTTGTCTGCGATTTTAGAGCCGCCCATGCCTCTGTTCTGGACATGGTGCGGTACAAGGTCGTTAGATTCGCCGCAGTGCCAGCACCACAGGTCGCGAGCGCGTAGCTTGCGCGTTTCTGCGGCTTTCACAGTCGCGTTTCGGCTTGCATTAGTTTGGCTTGAGTGGCTGTAGCCATCAGTGCGCTTTCCAATGACCGAATCTTTACACGGACTCGGTTCGCCTCAGCCTTGCGTAAATCGCGCTGTAAGCGTGCGTCAGCGGCTTCAAGGCGTGAAAGGGCAGTTCTATCCGCCACAGTGCCTTCAGCACGTATAAACGCCTTCTGTTCGATTAGGTCTAGCGTGTTTTCTGCTATCGCTAATTGGACTTCGCATTCGTATAGAGCCTCAGACCCCCGGCGGTTCTCCGCCGTCAGGTCCGCTATCTCCTTTATTATCTCTGAGTGCAGCACTTAGCACCAACAAATAATGAATGACTTCATTGTTCCAGAACTTAGCCAGCTCATGCCGCCCCAGCTTTCTTGCTAGGTGATACGCTTCCTCGGTTTCCCGAATCTTCGCCTTCAGCACTGAAAGATTTTGCACGTTCAGCCAGCCTCTCTAATACATCGGTAGTCGCGCCTTCGCCCTTTGCTTGAGCGTATAGCCAGCGTAATCCGTCTACATCTGTAAGTTTAGATGCCTCTGCTTCATAGTCTCTTAAACTTGGCTTAGGGTAGTCTGTGAAGGTTTTGACACTGCCCACTCCACGCTGCACCTTTTCCATTTCTTCCCTAGATGCCAAGGTGTTAGAGTCTTTGTTCATGCTGTAACCCATCACCATTAGCGCTCGCCCAAGACTTGACGATTCTGAGTTTTCCATGGCGGAGGTCTGGTTTGCACCCGGTCCACCGTCTATTTCAAATGCGTGTCCAGTGGCTTTAGGTAGGTTGTTGGCTTGGTCGCCAGCAGTTAGGTACAGGGACGTCTTGATAACCCAGATTCGCTTTACGTTAGGGTCTTTTGCGTCCCAAGAACCATACTCGTTTGCGTTTATCCACTCGGTGACGATTCGCCCATCTTCGTGGTCTGCGTGAAACTTAGCCAGTCTTTCTGCGACTGTGCTGTACTTGCTTAAATCAAACTTCATCTTCATCCTCTGTTTCTTCGTCGGTTTTTATAAATCCCCAACCTGCGTCCATGTAGAACCACAGGTCTATTTCTTCAAGCGAGATGCGCTCTAGGATTCCGTCTGCCAGCTTCATGCCGTTTATCAGTCCGGTAATTAACGTGTCTCCTTTACGGAGTCCCACGTAGCTGCCAAGCCCTATCTCTAGAGGCTCTGATTCTCTTTCTTCACTCATAGGTTTGCTTTCTTGTTTACTATCAAAGACGGGGACCCGGCTCTGAGTTGTCGTGATGCTACCCGGACAGTGTTTACCACTCCCCACTTTGCAGAACCCATAGTATCTAAGGTCCTTGATTTGAGCAACATTAGGTACTTGTAACCCTCGTCGGCTGCTATTTGAGCGCGATAGAGTTCTTCGCCAAGAGGTCCTAGCTCGACTTCTACGCCCTCAAGGTCAGGGTTCATGTATCTGACAGCGTTGTAAGTGGCTTCTGAGCCATCCCAGTTAGGCTTTGTTTCTGTCTTAACTGAATTCCAAAAGCGCTCCAGAGCAGTGTTCTGCACATCTATCATGTCTTGGTTGTAAGGCACGTCGTATTCGTTCCAAGTCATTCCTGCAACTGCAACGATGATGCCCTTCTTTATCTTTGTAACTCCCATGTAGTGCTGCACCTGAGCTAAGTAAGCCCTAGGCACATCATCCCAAGTTGTCCTAGCGGTCTTGACTTCAATAACCACTAGCTCGCCAGTTACCCGGTGCTTAGCAATCGCGTCAGGGTTAGCGCGTCGGTAAGAGCAATGCTCATCTTCGTATGTGCCAGTCTCAAAGACTTCCCACTCCGGGTATTCCTCAGCCCAGAGCATAAGGATTGGCGCTTCAAAAGCTTTACCGAACCGAATTGCCCAGTTCTCTTTTATCTCTGACGGTATTAGGTTTAGCTTCTTTGCCCACAAGGCGTAGGCGCTCTCCCACGGGTTCAAACCTAGTATGGTGCCTACTTCACTACCCCCGATGCCTAAAGACCGCGCAGCGTGCCACTCAGGGCTTCCCGGAGGGTATATGCCAAGTAGCTTTGCTCCGTTCAGCGTTTCCGGTGCGTACAATTCCATATTTATCTCCTTTTGTTGGTATTGTGAAGATTACTATGGGCAACGGACAGATTACAAGTAGGTATATTAAACTGTTATCAAGCATTCACCAAGAAGGTGGCGTTCCTTGCGAAAGAGTTCCGGCTTTGTTCTTTCCGGAAGATTTAGACACGACTGAATTGCGAGCCGCAGCAACTAAGGCTGCAAAGGCTTTGTGTCATTCATGCCCGATTATTAACGAGTGCTTTGAGTTTGCTGTCGAGACTGACCAGAGGCACGGCGTGTGGGGCGGCACATCGGCAGACGAAAGATAGTTAAAGACAACCGCACCACCTCCTGATTGCTCAAAAGACAGTGCGGTGTTAATACCTTGCTTAGGGGTCGAACTAGGAATCGAACCTAGACTTCAACCCGTATTGGGGCTGTCTCTACCATTGGACTATGCGGCCTTGTACTGACAATACTAGCACGCTTTTGAGTTTGCTTTATTGCCCTCTGCTGAGTAGTGTTCCACCATGAATTCAGAACAAGCGCACACAGCATTAGCCGACGGCATAAAAGAAACAGGCGCACCAGCGTGTCAGGAATCAGACCCAGACGCATGGTTCCCAGAAGGTGCCAACGGTGGCGTAAGAAGCGCTGCTGCGAAGCTTTGTGGTCACTGCCCGGTACAGATGCTCTGCTTGGAGTTTGCACTAATAAATAACGAGCAGCACGGTATCTGGGGTGGCGTCAACACAAGAGAGCGCAACCGAATGAGAAAAAAGCTAAGCGCTACTTCTTTGTAATAATTGAGGT